TTCAGCAGATGTAGTGCCTACATTGGCAATTGCTTGATCCAAAGAAGTTATTTGTCCTAAATCAGGACTTACAATTTCTGTTTGAGAGAAAACTTTGTAACCTGCAGGATGTAAAGCATTTTCATAATTTTCTCTCCATTCTACAAATGGAGTTTGAACACCAACTTGATATGCAAACTTTTGGTAACGGTTACTATCTTGAATTTTCAGTGCATTTGATCCTATAAATGATCCTTCATCTAAAAACTGTTTTGGAGTTTGAACAACAGCATCTAATTTTGCTGAAGTTTCTACAGAGAAAATTTCATCAACAACTCCTAACGCCAAAGTGTTTAGACCGAGGATTTCATCGTTTTCTTGGAGTTTAGTGGTAATATTATTAATTCTCAAAATTGAGTTATTTGCTTGCCATCCATTAATACTAGAAATTTCTCCAGTTCCAATAGTAACATTACTACTACCAACAGTTCTACTAATATTAACTTTTTCTCCTTCCGAAAATGGAGATTTTTGAATAAGTGCAGTAAACTGTGCATTCCTTGCAAAATTTACTGCTTCAAAATAGAATCCAGTTGTTGCAATAGCAGCAGCAATATCTCCAGTCCAATTTGATGGATCTAAGGGTTCTAAATTAACATTACCACCCAGTGCTCTTGCCTTGAGAGAAACGTTACCAAGGTATGCGTAAAAAGTACTACTTTCCAGATAACTATAAGTACCAGTCGCTTGATCTGCAGAGTTTGCAAAATAATATACTTTAATTCTAAAAGGATCTCCCTCTTGGAAGTATTGCTTAAAGTTAATATTAAAGTTAATATCAGTTCCAGAGATAAAACTGATGTAATAATATTTTTCTGCTGTTATTGTAGGTGCAGAACTATATTTTGATCCTGTAGAAATTACATCAACACTTGAGATAATTCTAGAACTGACATTAGCAGTAACGATAGCATGATTCTGACTATTATTAGGTAAACCTCCCCCAACAACCTTCATTCTTGGTTGAAAAAGATATCCTTCACCAGCATCATTTATAGTAACAGATTGTACTGTAAAATTATTTTTTAATTTTGCAATTACTGGGAAAATAAGTGTTGGTTTTTGTGTTGGATCTGGGTTATATCCATATCCAGAATTAACTGCTTCTACAGAAGCAATTGTACCAACTTTTGTAGAAACTGCTTCTAAAATAGCACCATCTCCATTTTCAGTAGTAATAGAAGAAATTTCTGGAACCTGCTCATAGTTTACACCACTATTGGTTAATGTAATTCTAGAAATAGGTCCAGATGCATTTTTTGATGTTGTTGTATATGAAATTTTATTTTGATTATATTGAGTAAGAAGTTCATCGTCTGGATCAGGATCATTCTCATTATAAACTTCAAAAAATGCAGATGAAGAATTAATTACATTGTATGAACCATTAATTGGTTCTGCAACGATAGTTAAAGCAATTATTGTTACTGAATCATTCTCAACATTCCTAATCTCCATATTTACTTTAGTTAAATCAGCATCATCTGGTTTCAGAGTAAATTTGGTAAGTTTACCTAGTGCATTTCCCTCAGTACCAAATTCTTTTTCAATAGTAATGTCAAAATACTCTTTTCTAGTAGTTGTTCCAGGAGTAAAGAATTTTACTTCAACATTTCGATACGTTCCTGAAGTGTAACTAAGTAGAAATTCGTAATTTGAACCTTCATACAGAGTAAGACCATTAGGATATGTTGCATTGAAGAATGCACCACTTTGTAACTTCAAATTAGCATTTGCTGGTTGAAATACTTCAAAGGTTTCGGTGTTTCCAGTAGACGCATTAACAGATACAAAATCCTGAAGTACTAATCCATTATTTGATGCAGAAAATTTTGATACAATTCTATCTTCTTCATATTTGGTTACTTCTGCTGTACTAAAGAATAATCTTTCAACATCAGCTCTAGGATTATGATCTGCAAGAATAGTTCCAAGTGCTGCTCTCTCAACAATCAAAGTATGATTGTAAGTAGTTGCTGTCAGGGTTACATTGGGTACAATATTATCTGGGAAGTCCTGACCTGCTACTGGAGTTCCGTTGGTAGACAGATATACTTCTGGATTTGAAATATAATCAGTTGCAGTGGGTGTAAATTCAATATCCGTTATTCGACCAGAACCATCGAGTGTGATTACGTCTGATGTAGTAGTGTTAGTTTGAATTTCCCCATCAAAATAGAGATAATATTGAATTCCACCTTGTGTTCCTGTAGTATCATCAATTCTTACAGCAACTACTTGATTATTAACGTTCTTTTCAATAAGTACGTCAACGATTTTCATTCTTTCACTGTTAATCTCAATGTAATCTCCAACTGAATATTTTGAACTATCAAACACTGGAAGAGAGGTTAAAATAGTCACATTGACATTATTAACATGAGAGGATGCAACTGTATTAATTCCTCTAATTACAATTAATCTATTAGTTCCTTGAGTAGAAACTACTTTCATAATTTCAGATCCAATTTTAATATAAACTGGATTTCCTGAAGAAGGAGTAAAATCAGTAATACTAGAATTGTTAAAATTATCAATCAGGAAGGTAGTTGTTGAGTTAGTAATTCCATTTGATGCATTTAATAAAGCAAACTTCTGCTGAGCAGTGATTATGGCGGTGCCTATTGAGGGACCTACTAATTCTGATACTGATTGTGTATCTACTGTCAACGTAGTGTTATAAATTGTATCTCTAGAATTAGGATCAGGAAGATCTCCAATAATTTCAGTTTGTCCAGATGCATTAGTCAGATACATTCTTCTATTAGAAGTATCAATTGAGTGAATTTCTGCTAGGTATCCTGACAAGGTAGCGATATTATCACCTATATCAAAAGATCCAAACTCATTTGCATATTCTAAGTAATCAAATGTTGCTTTTGTTACTGTGGTAATTGGTTGACCCTTAAGTACACTTACAAAAGCTGCAGCTTCAGAACCATTAGTCCCCTCATTATTAAAATTAACAATGTCTCCAAATTTGTATCCAGATCCAGGAGTACTAACATTAATAAAATCTAAGGACGCTTCTGTTGAGGTTGGAATAGATGATACTTGGAAAAATCCAGGATCGATTGGTTTTGGTGCAATAGTAGCATCAAAATCCAAATATCTTCTTAAATTTGGAATAGATTCAATATTAACAAATTGTTGATTATTAAAATCACTAAAGGTTTTACCTGCAAACTTAGTACCAATAAAGTATGGGAATCCATTTGCTGGAGTGTTTGCTTCTGCAGTCAAAAAGTATGCATATACACCTTGAGGATAATCAGGAGTTACACAGAATCTACCATTGTTTTCATCTAAATCTGCGTTTCTAGAAGTCCACCTATAATCTTCCTCAAATTCTCCACGAGCATAATCAGTTCGCAGTCCACCATCACCTCTTTCAGATCTTCTTTCAAATTCCATATTAGAATAAGATTTCAATTTATATCCACTTCTCATTCTTGAAATGTTATCAGGATCTGCCACAAGTGCATTGGCATATCCAAAAGGACCATAAATTGGAGCACCATCTAATGCCCATCCAATTAAAGGAGAATGATCGTCAGCGTTTTGGAGATTTACAGTTTCTCTTGCTTTCGTGATTGGGTTTCTAATTTGTAATTTTAAAGGAGCACCAACAATCGAATATTTTCTTAAGAAAATTTCATTACCATTGTCATCAGTAATAATACCAGTTGGGTCAGTATAAAACGCTCCAGTGTCTCCCTTGATAAGTGCGCTCAAATCTGGATTTGTATTATTTACTTTAGTATAGAATTTTACATTACTATTAATAAGTAGATTTTCACCTGGTTCAAAAATTTCAATAGTTGTAGTAGTTTGATTATATCCTAGACCAGGGTTTAAAATATTAACACCTTCTACTTGCTTACTTACAGAGTTCCAATTTGCAATAAGAATAGCACCAAATCCAGGTGTGTCTGAAGAATCGACAACTCTAACAATAGGACGAGAGTTATACTCAGATCCACCTGTAACAATAGAAGCACTTGTAATTCTTCCATCATCAATATTTAAAAGTCCAGAAGCACCAGATCCTTTAATTACCTCAATAGAAGGATTTGATCTATAATTCTGACCGTTATTTGTGATTATAATATTAGATACTGGTCCTCCAACTTGAAGTTCAATATCTGCTCTAAAATCAATATTAATTACGGGAGTAATTTCAACAGTTGGTGGTTTTGTATATCCAGTCCCTGGATCTAAAATTCTTACTTTAGTAATTTTACCATCAACAACAACTGGTCTTAAAACAGCGTCCCTAAAGTTTTCTCCACTAAAAACTGTATCTGTTGGGTCTCTGACAATGCTTATTGTAGTTGTGTTTGTAGGATATCCCGAACCACCATCTTTAATATAAACTTCCTTTACCTGTCCACTAATAACCATCTCTGCTTCAGCTTGAACACCAGACCAGACATCAGTTACTGTTAGGACAATATCGTCATCTTCAGTTATACCACCTACGTGAGATCCATCAATAAGAATGGTTACACCAACTGCATATGAATTACCTGGCAAGGAATCTACAACATTTACTGAGTCAACAGATCCAGAAGCATTTCTAACTACTGTAAATCTTGCACCATATCCAGATGCTGAGAATCCACTTACAGTATATGTTTCATTTGCTTCGCTTACAATTGTAGTTGAAGAATTGACAGTGATATTACCAATTGCACCATTGAAAGGACTTTCAATTCTTAACTGAGGTGGATTATCAATTGCAAAGTCATCACCATTATTAATAATGTCAATCGTATCTACACCACCTCTAATAATACGTTGTTCACTCTTCCAATTGTGAATATAAGTTCCATCTCTAAGAATACCTACAACATTGTTTGCTGGTGTTGATTCTTGGAGAGTGTCTACTGCTTTTTCAAATACTTTAGGAATCTTTTTGAATAATTTAGCATCATTAATTTCAATATTATTATTTTGTAGGTAAGTTCCATCAGGATTAATGTCATAATATGGAATACTGGATGTATACACATAAACCGCTTCACTGTCAGTGTATACTTGAGTAACACCTGCAATAATATCTTGATTTAGTGCCAGTGGAGTTTGATCATTAAATGTCCAAGAAGTAACTGCCAAATTATTTTCATCAATCAAATTAGTGACAAATCCCAAATCACCTTTTTGATAATATGTGGTATTTTTAAGAATTTCAAAATCACTAACACCAGCATAAATGATAAAATATGATCCTTCAATAATAGAACCGTCTCTTTCTTTAACTCTTGCTAAAGAAGAAACATCATAAACGTAATCGTCAGTATTAATAACTAATGTAGGGTTATCAGCAACCCTCAACATAAAATAATTAAATTCTTTATCATAATAAGTATAGAGTTTTTCCCCAATCCTTAAAGTTCCGTCATTTTCAAAATTATAGGTAGAATCAACGTAAACATATGCAGTATCATCTACTACACGGAATGGAGTAGTTACTTTCGTAAAATATGTTGGATTTAAATTTCTACCATTTGAAATTTCAATTTCGTATACTTGACTTGCAAATGAAAATACGTTTTCAACAGTTTGAACTGGAAACTCGTTTGTACCTTGTACTAAAATAGCACCTTTATCCACAAGTTGTGCTAATGGATAATTATCTAAAGTTTCAATCCTTACAATTTGCTTGCTTTGATAAGTAGCATCCGAAGATGCCATCAATAGATCTCTATAGTTTGTAATTTCTGCAGTTTCTTGATATAAAAACTGAAAGTAAAAAGAGATAGATTTTGGAGTTCCTTTAGAGAGATAAAAATCTCTAATTCTCTTTAATACAGTATCAATATTGATATTTTCAAGATTATCTTCAAGTGCTTGTTTTGGGAAATCAATAAGATACTGAGATCTAATTCTCTCTAAAATGTAGAGAATATAAGTAAACGATTGATTATATACTTTTACATTATCGCCAGCATTATAAGAAGCTGCAGTCGTGACAATATTTGATGTTAAATTTCCATCAACATCTAAATCGTTGTAAGTATAACCTCTAGTGCAACCTGTAAAAACTGTGCGTTTTTGATTACCAACTGTTTTTACAGTACGCTTTTTATATAAAACTACTTCAGTTCCAATTTTAAGTAATCCATCAACTGGTGGAAAATTAACATCTTCATATACCTCAATTTCAGTATCCGAGGCACTAATAGAATTTGCTAAAACTCCATACGGTGTAATACCTGTGTAAGTATCAATATTAATGAGATCACCAAGATTCCCCAGTATATCCAGAGGATTACTATTAGTTTCTAAGAACGAATAGTATTCCTTAAGAAAAGATACAAATGTTGGATATTCCGAGGCAAAGAAATTAGTTACTTGCCCATCAATGGAACTCGATACTCTTAGATCGTTAAACATATTTAACTAGATACTGGAATTTGTCCTACGCCTGATGTTCTATTAGCAGATGAAATCGTGTCAAGAATTGAAGTAACTTTTACATCTTCTGGTTGAATAGAAATGTAAAGATCACGTAATGCTACAATGTCGTTTGACTTGGGTACAACTGAGAAAGAAATATAATCAAGATTGCCTACAACAGAATTAATATTGATAGCATTAATATTTATTTCACCCTTTTCATAGTCAATTGTACCTGCATTCTTGGACCAATAGATTTTATCACCACCTGAAATTTTGTAAATTGCTAATCCATTAGTGCCATATTTTTCAAAGTAATATGTATTGCTTACATCTTCACCTGTAATCTTAAATGCACTAGAAATTAAATCACTATCATCAGAAATTCTGTTTCCATAACAAATTTCATAAGAAGCAAACACATTTGCCAAAACTGGCATATTTTTCTTAATTCTAATTCTAGTAATATTTGAAGTAATACCAGGATCGGTATCATCAATCTCTGCTACAAGTTTACTATACTTAAATTTACCGTTAAAACGATCTAAATCGTTATTTTCCCCAAAATTTTGAATTACTGCTCTAGCAACTTCTGTAATTTGCTGTGGAGACCTTCTTGTTGTATTATTATTGAAATATACGTATGATTCAATTTCTAAGAAAATATATGAAGGGTCAATAACCTCAGGAATGACGGAAAGAATCGTGTACTCTCTAATTGCCTTATTTAAATTTAATTTTGCAGTTGTAGTTAACTGATCAGCACCATATGGTTTTGCTGCAATGAATACTTTGCCAAATTGTGGAGGACTTGCATCTTCTCCACCATAAACTGACAATGCTTCAAGGTTAGGATATAATTGAGTAACTAAAGTTTCATAATCTCTAACTGTAACTGCTCTTTGCTGTGCAGAATAACTTCTTGGAGCAAGATATTTAATAGAAGTAATACTCTGAGGTAATGCACCACCAGAAGAAGGACTTTCTATAGTAATTGTTGGTGTAACATTTTCAAAACGTTGAGAATTGAATGTAAATACCCCTGTAAATTCAAAAACACTACACTTATTTGCTTCATCTTGATTATTGACGATATATTCAATTTCTACTTCGTCATTATTCTTTAATTTACGACCGAATACATCATCACCGAAGATTAATTCAAATTGCTCATTCTTATTCTCTTGTACCCAGTAAATTTTGTCTTGAGCAGTCAAACCAATAATTGTTTCTGCTTTTTTATATGTCAAAGGAGCATTAAAATTATCTTCTCTAACAATAACTCTAATTAAGTCAATATCTGCATTAGCACTAGGGATGATAATGTTTTGTCTTGTTGATGTGTCAATAGGATAAATGATTCTAAGTAAGTTTCCTTGATAAATGTCAATGTTGGAAAAACGTACTTTTCTAATTCCGTCAGTATCTACAAATGCTTCTCTAGTAATATCATCTAGAGTAGAGAATACATAAGATCCATTTTCATTAGTGCCAATAAAGGATTCTCCTTTTTTCAGTGTAAATGACCCAATCTGAGGATTGACTGCGACATCCATTGAAATTGTTGCTTTTGCTGCCTTTGATGATCTTGGTGTATATCCAACCAAACTAGCAAGAGAAACAACATTCTCTCTAATAGAAGCACTATCAAAGAAAACTTCATTAGCAATTAAGTTAGCATTTAATGCTGAATAATAAGTGTTATATGATAACACATCAATTAATTGACCAAGTACAGATCCCTCAAAATTATAATCACTAAAAAGTTCGGACGCACGCAGGTACTCCTTCAAACTCTGTTTGATGTCCTCAAAATCTAAATTAGTGACTGTGTTAAACGCCATTATACTCGTTCTAAAATAAGGTTAAGCGACTGTTGATCTAGTGGTAATCCAATAATAGTATAGTAGACAGTAACTTCTAAGGAATTATCATCAATATCATCAATATACTCTACATTATTCACTTTAATGCGAGGTTCATATACTTTCAAGACATCTTCAATAGAAACTGTGATGTCATCTGCTAAAATAGGATTAAAATTTTCAAAAAGAGCGGTTGTCAACTCACTTCCAAAGAAAGGTCGAAATACTCTTTCACCCCTTGAGGTCATTACAATGCTTTTTACAGCATGTTTGATAGC